CGTCTTCACCGCGCCAGACTCGCTCCACTTTCCGAAGGTCACCCCATTATTGCAGTTGCGCCAGAAGGTGCGGACCGTGTTGTCGGTTAGGTTCGGGACGTAGCAGACCTGCACGATGTTCCCGCTGACAGGAGCACCCGTGTCATAAGCCTGCACGATGCAGAAGGTGCAAGCGATCGGTGTATTTTTCAGCGTCCCACTGCAGGCCCATGTTTTGTCCTCAAGCAGCGTGTTCAGGTCCGCGTTGGCGATCTGGATCGTGTGATCTCGCTTATTCGCCAAGCCCTTCGTCAGCTCATCTTTTGTCGCCAGATGACTCATGTCGACATCGATCTGAATGTCGCCATTGCTGTCAGGCTTCTTCTTGTTCACAGTACGCACGGCGTCTTCGACATTTTCGACGCGCGTAATCGGAAACTGAATGACGGGG